TAACAAATGAAGTAAAGCAACGTATTGTGGCAGCGATAGCCGCCGACCGTGAAAATTATCCCAGTGACAACCGCCATGCCACGGCACTGGGCATAGCCCCCAGCGTTTACAATGCCATCAAGCGGGGCAATTATGAAAAGCAGGTCAGTGATGCCAACTGGGTAGGTATAGCCCGAAGATTAGGCGTGCAACTGCGTACAGAAATACCTTGGCTGGCAGCACAGACCCCGACCTACGTGTTTGTGAGCAAGCAGCTGGAAGTGTGCCAGGGAAGCGGGCTGAGTGCCATCCTGTGCGATATGCCCAATATCGGCAAGACCTTTACAGCGAAAGCTTACGTGAAGCAGCACAAGCACGCCGTATATGTGGACTGCAGCCAGGTGAAGACCAAACTGAAGCTGATACGCTACATTGCCAAGGAATTCGGTGTGACCAGCAACGGACGCTATAGCGACGTGTATGAGGATCTGGTGGCCTACCTGCGCACGATTGATACGCCCCTGGTTATCCTGGATGAAGCCGGGGACCTGCAGTATGAAGCCTTCCTGGAGTTAAAGGCGCTTTGGAACGCTACGGAACGCTGCTGTGCCTGGTATATGATGGGTGCCGACGGATTAAAGGAGAAGATCAACCGCGCCATCGAAGGCAAGAAGGTGGGCTATACCGAAATGTTGAGCCGCTACGGTGACTCCTACAGCAAGGTGACCCCGGACGATGCGCAGGAACGCGAAAAGTTTCTGAAGGCACAGGCTGCCATCGTCGCAAAAATCAATGCCCCGGACGGTGCCGACATTGCCAAGATTGTTCATAGCACCGGAGGCGGCTTGCGGCGCGTATATACCGAAATCGAAAAATTAAGGAGGATGCAGGCATGATAAGCAAGATAGAAATGCAAGCGATGGATGCTGTTATCGGTATCCATCGCGAGATGAGAAAAGCGAATGAGATAGACTGGGAACAGCGCAGATATGAAATTGCCAAAAGCATGCTTCCGGTAGTAAGAAGCAATTCATCAGGTATAATGTCTATAAAACAAGTTGCCAGACTTGCTGTGGACTATGCTGATGCTCTTATTGAAGAATTGAAAGGAGGTAACCGTGAAACTGAAGAGAGCCTACAGTCCCGGTGAGGTGCTGAACATGAAGATTCCCCGGTTCGAGTTTTCCGGGGACTGGCAAACCTCGATAGGCAACCCGGCCAAGAGCGGCGTGTGGATTATTTGGGGAGCCAGCGGAAACGGTAAGAGCAGCTTTGTGATGCAGCTGGCCAAGCACCTGTGTAGCTTCGGACGCGTAATTTATGACAGTTTGGAAGAAAGTACCGGTTTGTCGTTCCAGATGAGCCTGAAACGGCACAAGATGGGTGAAGTGAAAAAGAAGCTGATTATCCTTGACCGGGAACCGATGGAGCAATTGGAGGAACGGTTACGGCGCAGAGGCAGTCCCGGAATCGTGATTATCGACAGCTTCCAATACAGCGGCTTGAACTACAAAACCTACAAGGAGTTCAAGGAACGTCATCCCAAGAAACTGTTTATCTTCATCAGCCATGCCGAGGGGCTTCATCCGGCAGGTAGAAGCGCCCGCAAGGTGGAATATGATGCCGATGTGAAAATCATGGTAAGCTGTTTCAAAGCCTGGTGCAAAAGCCGCTTTATGGAAAAGCCCGGTGAACCCTACGTGATATGGGAAGAAGGTGCTGCCAAAACATTGAAGGACGATAATATGGAGGATTATTTGAATGATGGAATGGGAGAATAAGCTGTACCAGATATTGCTGCCTGGTCGTGAAGCCTTGGGCGTGATGGAAGACTGGCTGGAATGTAACATAGAAACAGACATTCGTCTGCGCAGAGCCAAGACACAAGGGCACATAGTGATAGAAACGACGGATACCATGTTTGCCAACCGTATTCGAATGTGGCATCCCGGATGTAAAATACATATCAAAACATTGAATAATGGAAGCGCAAAATGAAAAGAGAACCTGCTGCATCTGCGGCAAAGCGTTAGAGGGTAACGGATACAACCCGTTCCCCGTGAAAGAGGAAGGCAGCTGCTGCCGTTCGTGTAATTACAGCGTAGTCATTCCGGAGCGATGGAAACGCCATAAGGCTTATCAACGCGGTGAGGAGATAGAGAACAAGCGAGTGTATATCAGTGGAGCCATTGCCCACTATGATATAGCAGAGCGCAAGGAAGCCTTCGGGCGTGCAGAAGAACTGCTGAGAGCCGAGGGTTACGATCCGGTAAACCCATTTAATAACGGCCTGCCGGAAGAAGCCCACTGGAAAGCCCACATGCGGGCCGACATTGCCCTGCTGGTGGCTTGCGACTATATCTATATGCTGAAAGACTGGGAACTGAGCAAGGGAGCCAAGCTGGAACTTGACGTGGCCAGTTCGTGTGGCATTAAAGTATTGTTTGAATAACCTTTAAGTTTTTGAATTATGGCAAAAGAAATTACGGTACTTGTAAAGTTTAGAGGAGCAGTTCCTGAAGATGTAAGTATTGCTGACATAGAGGAGCAAATAGATCGCAATCTTGAAGACAGCTTTCGTTTGAATTTCTCGGATTCTAAAGAAGAAGATGATGATTTGAGAGAACCGTGGATAGAACGTGAGGATATGTATATTACAGAAAAAGGATTCCAATTATTAATAGACTAATACAATAAAGATGGCACAGGAAGTGACAAATTTCGCCCGGTTTTATGCTTCGTTCAATAAGCTGCCCTGTACAGGAGACCGAGAAGGACTAAAGAAGCAAATCGTTCTGCAGTACACGTGGGACCGTACGGAAAGCCTCCGTGAAATGACATCCAAGGAATATGAAGCCTGCTGCAGCGCCTTGGAGAAACTAACCGGGCAGGATGAATGGAGACAGAAACTTCGCGAGGAACTGCGGCGGAAACGCAGCGTATGTCTGAAACTGATGCAACAGTTGGGGATTGACACCACCGATTGGGACCGAATCAACGCATTTTGCAACAACCCTCGGATAGCCGGCAAACCCTTTGTTCAGATTAGTACAGCGGAGCTGGAACAACTGGCCATCAAACTGCGGGCTATCCAACGAAAAGGAGGTTTAACCGATAAATAGAACAATATGGATAAAAAAGCACATGAAGCGCTTGAGCGCATCAGAAAAGACGTGACCCTTACGACATCCGATCTGGAGAACCAGGATGCAGCCGAGTTTTTCAACGAACTGGCCGACTGGGCGTATGCCAATGGGGAGGCCATGCTGATAGACGATGAACCGGAAATGCAGGATAACGAGGAGGAATAAAAACAAGTAATGAACATTCAAAATGATTTAAACATGGAAAAGAACAATCAAAGTGTGGACGTCAAGTCCCTGAGTAAAGAACAGCGAGCAGCCCTCATGGCCCAGCTGCAGCAAGAAGAGAAAGAGGACCGCATCGCCCGTCGTGAAACTTACGAGGCATTACGCGGTGAGTTTATGCAAGACGTGAAGTCGAAAGTTACCTCACTGGTTGAGGATGTCAAAGGCTTTCGCGGATGGCTGGAAAAAGAAGCCGATGCCTTTACCAAGGTGATGAAGGAATACGGCCAGGTGAAAAGCGACGAACAGCGCAGCTACACCATTACGGACGGTGACTTCCGCCTGGAGGTGAAAAGCAACAAGGTGAAAGGCTTCGATGAACGAGCCGACATGGCAGCCGACCGTTTGATTGACTATCTGAAGCGCTACATGCAGAACAGTGAGAAAGGTTCGGATGATCCGATGTATCAGATGGCCATGACCCTGCTGGAGCGCAACAAGATGGGCGATCTGGACTACAAGAGTATTTCGAAGCTCTACGAACTGGAAGACAAGTTCGATGAAGAATATGCAGACATCATGCGCCTGTTCAAGGAAGCCAACGTGGTGCAGCGCAATGCCACCAACTACTACTTCAGCCGCCGTAACCCTGAAAACGGTGTATGGACCCGCATTGAACCCAGTTTCTGCCGTTTGTAACCAGAAACCGTTAACCCTGTAAACAGAAAGCGCCGCAGTTGTCAAGATTGCGGCGCTTTTGTTCTTAAATTCGATGAAAATCAGCTATTTTTGTAAGAGAAATAAAGCGTATGGGCAAAGGACGGGATAAAGAATTGATCAAGCTGCGTGACGAGGCACTGTGCCGCCGTTACTACTATTGGACAGAAATACAGCGGTTGCGGTTCGACGATGCTTTAAAAGTGTTGTCGGAGCGCGAATTCTTTATCATGACCATCATCCGCCGGAAATCACGTGAGGGAACAGACTACAATCTGAAGCCTGTTCCCAAGGTGAAAGCCCCCCGCCTGACCGCTGCCCAGCTTGAGCTATTCCCCGTAAGATGACGGCATGGCCGATTCATCGTGCAGGGTGAATGAGAATGTCATTTCATAGACCTTGATGTAATGTGGCATGGCATACGAGCGGCTTTTCTCGCGTACCAGCGGCGAAGCGTTGTCCGTGCACTGCAGGCATTGCAGCGACTTGTATAATTTCTCGGCCAGCTGTTGCCTTTCCCTTACTTTGTCATACGTGCCGGATGCGTAGCTTGTATCGTCGTAACAATCGATAGCCAGCCGTACGGTCAGCATGGATTCGCTTTTCTGTACCCCATATCCAAGGTCGTTCCAGTCAGAACTTGTATTTCCAATCAATACACAAGGGAAGGTGACCGGGTACTGGTCTTCTTCTGCCCCCATTTCCAATTGGCCGTAGTCCTCATCAATGAGCGAGAGTTCCGGCATTTCCTGTGCAATCTGTTCCATGATTGCGATAAAAACTTCTTCCATATCCTTAGCTGTTTAAAATGTTGGTAATTTCCTGATCCACCTTCTCCCGTATGCGGCTGTTCAATTCTTCGCTTTCTCCCATGAACTGGCGCTGCGGGATGCGGATGTGCAGTTTCTTTTTCTTGGTAAGTGCCATGTTTCTCCAGAACTGTGCCTGTGGATTCAGTTCCTTCAGTTTGGAACGTCGTTTAACGCGTTTCTTTTGCCCTGTGCCGGCTTTCTTTCTTTTCCCCGAAGCCTTGTAGAACTTGACCCATGCAAAGCGCCTCATGCGGTCTGTGACGGTGACATCGATTTCGCCGCCCCAGTTGTGGACGGGTGCATAGACCACCTCGTTAAACACCCTTACCCGGTAGTCGGCAGGTGTATATCCGACCGATTTGAAAAGATGCTTCCTGTCGGAGAGCAGCGTACCATAATTGCTGGCGGCATCGGTACCCCCCGAAGACAGCCGTTTGGATTTTGGCCAAGGGTGAAGACCGCCATTAACAAAACCACCCTGGCGGAAGTTATCCTGGAAATGGTCTTTGGCCATACGTCCTACCATGACCGGCATTTTGCGCCGCATCATGCTGTCCAGTCTGTCACGTTTCCGCTTTATCAGTTCTGCAAAATCTTTTATGTCCATAATCATTAGTAATTCAAGAATAATTTATAACTTTGCAACCAAGGCTTCCAATATGCCTTTTATGCGTTATGAATATACCGGAACAAGTGAAGAATGAGGCCCGTGCGCTTATTGAGCAATACGGTGACACCTTCGAATACCTTGGTATTTATGAAGGTCAGGAAGCCTATGTATTCAAGTTCCCAGAAGATTCCTGTACCGGTTATCCTTTTGTTTACCTGTATGACGGTAAAGAAGCAACCGAAATAACCGGTCCGTTATCCCTTGACGTTATCGATTCATGTATCGAAAATATCGAGGAAGGAGACATCGAATAATTTATTGTCAATTCTCAGGACTCCTCTGCAGCTGTGGGAAGTTGCAGCTCCTATTTCACATAAATATTTCACATCTTTCCATTCCATCCCGGAACCGGCAGAATTGTCGCTTTGGGGTTCTATGTACCTTAGTTCGCCGTCTGCGAAACGTTGCAGGATTGTAGCATGTCCGCCCCCGCTTTTCCAACCGATACTCAATTCATACACGCCTTCTTCTTTGCATACTTCATTGAAATACTCCATGTATCTTTTAGGCGTCATTTTCAGGTATCCTTTGTGTGCAACCCAATTGTTTATACTTATATGCTGCACCGGAGTACCGTCGATGTTTTTCCAGACTTCAAAAGCACGCCCATTACTCAGGTATTCAAGTTTTGACCCTGCAACATTGCCCTTGGCTGTAATATCCCATCCTCTTAACCGTAAAGCGTATGCCGGTGCGCAAGTCTGACAGTTGATGCTGTATGGAGTATCCCGTTTTTTATCGTAATCGCTGTTCTTCCGGTAACGGTTCCCCCTTTTATCACGATATATCCCGTTAGGATCAGGAATATACTCGTCCACGTGTTTGGGATTCGCATTCTGTTTATCCGCCTTATCCACATCCATAGGTTTCCCTTTTTTGATTTTAAGAGCCTTTTCTATTTCGAGGTTGTTACGGGCAATGGCCATTTTTTCCTCCCTGGTAAGACTGTTCGGCATTTCCGCAATCATTTCATCAATGCGCGCCATAAGTTTATCCACCGCTTTTTTGGCACCCTCGTGGGCTTCCGTCTGATAAGGGTGATTGTCGGAAAACAGTTTGCTGTCCGTTCCCGGATTGTTATCCAGTCCGGGGTGTGGCTTGTTCTTGTCGTCTTCGTCCGGAAGTGGTGTCGGTTCCTCATCGGTGGCTGTAAGGTCGCACTTGCAATTCCACCGGTCGCCCGGTCGGTGGATGTTCCAGAACGGATCGTCAATCGGTCGGATGGTATTCCAAAATGGGCGGTGGTCAGCCCCCGGATGAATGGAAGTAGATGGTAGCCATTTGAGATTGGGCAGAATATCGCGTTCGCGCAGGAACTGTTGCCAGTCAGCCGCCTGATGCGCCCGGATGACCGCCGTATCATACTCCGTCCGCAGCCAGTGACGAACCTGATGAGAAGCAATGGGCAAGACTTCCTGTACCCATTTGTCGAACGGTTTTAAAATGCCGTTTGAATCCAATAAAAGTCGTGCCATGTCATTCTGCATACGATGTACCTTGAATGCCGAGAATACGGCGTTGTTCCGGAGTATGGCATTTCTGAAATCCTCGTCCGGAGTAATGGCCTTGGATTTGCTGAACCCTTCCTTTGCCGCCTTGTTCATCTTTGCCCATATTTCATTGAACAGGTTGATTTCGATTTCGGTTACCGGATGAAAGTCCCTGCTGTATATGTTCAGCAAGGCACGCCGCAGCACCTCTTCGGAAAAGTCAAACTCCATGGAGATGCTGCCATTATCAGCTGCATACAGTCTGTCGACTACCAGTCTAAAGCTGCCCCGTCTGCCGGGGCTTTCACGAAAAAACCTTTGAGCCAGTTCCGGAAGTTTCTTTTCTGTTTCGGTGTCGGTTCATCATCCCGTCCCTTATTCGCTGGCTCCGGCTCCTTCTTCGGGCTTGGAATCTGGTCGGCTTGTTCAGCCGTCTTTTGTTCCGCCTTCAGCTGCTCGTAATTGGCCGGTTTGTCGATACCGAATTCCTCATAGAGATAGTCGTCGTCGATGGGGATGTTGAAGTTCTTCTTCAGCTGCGTGAGGATGGATATTTTGGTACCGGCATCCGTTTCCTTCGGTTCGGGGAAACAGAACGTACCCCCTTCGGTGTTGATGCCCATGCGCAGCAGAATGTCCGTCATGTCGTAATTCAGCACGTTGAGCACGTACTTCCGGTCGGCCTCCAGTACCTTGTCCTCTACTTTCTTATGAACCGTACCCAAAGCCTGCGTGCCTTTTTCGGACGATTCGGTGGTCAGCGTATTGCCCAGTATCAGTTTGGAAATTTCGTTGTTGCACCGCTCGCAGAGGCGTTCATAGACATCGGCAGACCCTGTTTTGTTTCCGGCTTCCGTGAGTTTGAGTTCCGTGTCCTTGGCATGGAAGAACTGCGCCAGACTTCCGGCATTGGCCGCATCCTCCATGGCCCGCTGGCGTGACTCGTCGTCGTCGGAATCATAGATATATTCCTGGATAGGCATGCCGAATACCTCGGAGAACTGTGCCCA